CTTTGTGCGGTTTGCTCAAGCAGAGCCGCGTGCTGGGCGGTGGAAATACCTGCCGCGCCGCTCGTCTGTTTGAATATATTGAGTTGCGAATTGAGGACGGCAACCGCATCCTCATACTTTTTCGTATTCGCATAGACTGGATCAATCGACCGCTTCAGCCTATCAAACGCCGCCGACGACGACTGCCCCATCGAAGTAGAGGACGACTTGATCTTGACAAATTCGCGCCCGAGGCTGTCGAGATAAAGCCTACTCTGCGACGTGGCTGCTTTCAGCCCAGACGCGTCGCCAGTTATCTTAACATTAAGTTCCTGAAGCGACATTCTTCATCTTCTCTCGATGTTCTTTTCGGGCTTGATCCCAAGCACTTGCGGAAAACCCAGACGGGTCTGCTTTGGTTGTTTTCTGTCTCACCATTTTGGTGTCAAACTCCCACCAGAACTCCGCGGTAGACATTTCCCAAAACTCACCCGGCTGGATTTCCCAATCTCGCGCTAGCTTGTAACAAATCTTTACGAGATCAAGCCAGCTTACTTTTTTTCGTCCTTCTCCCCTGCGTCAAGCTTTTCTTCTGGCGCGGGGCCAACGATCAGGCCCAGGTATTCCAGTGCCACATCGCGGGCCTCCGCGAAGCCGACCTCGAAAACGAGTTCCTGCACCGCCTCGAGTTTCATATCGCTTTTCGCGGCCTTCAGTCCGATGTAGATCAACTGCGGCACGTTCTGGACGTTGAACTTCCATTTCGTATCGTAGTTGATGCCGCGCGAAAGCAGCATCGACTCGACGCTGGCTTCGCGGGCGATCAGCAGCGGATCGGCGACCGTTTTTGCGATCTCGACGGAGGCGGCGAAGTTAGCGACGAGCCGAAGCTCGACGCCGTTCAATGTGGCGACGAACTCCCGCATCACGAAGCCGCCGACGCGGTGTAGGTGATAACGCCAGTTGACATGAAGGTGGCGGAAAACTCCACGGCACCGTCATGCTCACCGTTTTCTGCGAAGGACGAGATGAGCCACTCGCCGGCCACCGTCCCTTTCACAGCAAGCGACGAGGGCAGCGTGGCCGAAACGGTCTCCGACGCCATACTCGCAGTCATTATCAGCGCGAGCAAAACTTCGTCGGAGGTGATCCCGCTGATCGTGATCTCGACGGACCTCGTCGCGGGGTCGGCCAGCAGAGTCCGCCAGCCTGCGTCATCGTCCGTAGTGACATCGACGTAATCATTCGTCACGGTGAAGCCGCGCGAGCGCACCCCCACGTAGGTAGTGCTGTCATGTTTAATGAGCAGCTGGCGACCATTGAAACCTGCCATGTCAGATTACTCCTCTTGCACTAGCAGTTTGAAACGGCAGATGCCGTGATGAGTTACCCCGTCGGGGTCGAGGTAGATTTGGGAGAAGGCAAGTAGGCTGTCTACAACATGAAGCCCCGTGATGCTGAGATTGCCTCGGTGGAGTGTTGAGTAGATATGGTCCATGATACGCCGCATCTCCACCGTTCCTTTGTATCTAGACCATATATGCAAGTAAATGTCAATATCTTTTCCTAGTAAATCATCAGTATCCCACGGACGTGAACCTGCCAGCCCGATAACGACATAGGGAAAGTTTAAGAGTGGCTTGCCCTCGCTTTGCGGCGGAACGTAGTCGTAAACCGTAGCCCCGATAGACCCCGCTACAAGCGCGTCGTAAATCATTTTCAGTGAAAGCTCTTCCACATCAACCTCCAAGTCCGGCGCGAGCGGCGCGTAGGTGACTGCGTTTATGGTGGCCGCGCACGGCGAGAGAGATGGCATCATCCATCATCGTCTCCAGCCTCCCGCGCATGACGTCTTGGGCTTGTTGGAATGAGGGAGCAAGCCACGGGCGGGCGGCCATCTTACTCGTGCCGAACTCAAGATACTGCGCGTAGGCAAGGCTCGATCCATACGAGACTACCGCGCGTTTGGGGTAGCTTATCTCAATACTCCCCGCGAGGGCGCCTAAATCCTCGTTCGGGAACTCCCCCGGCGCGGAAGCTTGATGCAGGCGGGAGGGGTTATACCGCCGATAAATAGCGCCGCTGGCTGGGCCGCTACGTATCCCTTCGATTGCCTGTTCAATGCCTTCGAAGGCAAGTTCTTCCGCGAACTCTTCGACAGTCATTTCGGCATTGCGGCCGAGCGCCCCGAGCGCCGCCGTTACTGCACTAAGCCCCGCGTAGGTAACATTCACCCGCATCAGCTTGCTTCGCCTTCTACCAGATCAAGCTGCAGCCAGGCTTGAGTGAAATCGGGATCGAACGCGGCGATGATGTTGTAGTAGCGGCCGCGAAAGACAACACGATCGCGGCCTGCGCTGTAGTAGGGCGCCCCGTTAGCATTGCCGCGGAAACGGATAGTAGCCGATGTCTCGCGTAGCGGAGTCTCCCGCTGCGCCTGCGTCGGTTTACTTCCGAGCATCCGCGCGGTGTCCTGAACAAGGCTGGCCCAAACGCCGCCAGTAGGGTCAGCGGCCCACGTATCCGTCAGCCCGCCGTAACCGTCCGGCGCGGTAGTCCGGCGCTCGATCGTTATCAGCTGCTTGAGCATTCCGGCGTGCATTTTACAGCAGGACATGAAGAAGCCTTTCAGTGGATATGGTTGTTCCCATTTGGGGCGAAGCCATATCAAACTCCCCTTAGCGCATACGCCGAAATCAGACTACGGGCGCCTGACTTCTTGAACCCGTCAGCGAAGTCGCAGCCGCCTTTTGCCTCATACAGGAAGGAGGCGAATTGAAGAACCGCTCGATAAAGCGAGGCGGGGACAACGGAGGCCGCCGAGCCGAAACCGGCGACATATACGATTACTATAGCATTAGTCGGACGAGTCGCAGTCGGCCACAGTTGTCCGCTTTTCAGCGAAAGCCGGCCAGGCATGCGTTGGGTATCCGTCTGGAAAACAGTATCAACAACAACCACACTGGCGGCGTCGGCTTCGTCATACGTGGTGACTGAGGTTATGGAGGAAAGGGGGTAGCGGGGGAGATCAAGCCACCGCGCCTGCCCGCTGGTCATTATCGACAACGGCGCCTGCACAACTCCATCCCACCACGGTTCAACATAGCCGGGCCACGCGTCAAGCGTAAGCTGCCAGGATTGGTTGATGAACGTGAGGCCGGAAAGTTGTTCGATGTAGTTTGTCGCTTGCGCTACGAGCGCGTCCGCCTCGGTATACGGCAACATCGTGGAGTCGGCCTTTACGAATGCTTGAAGTTGTGCGGCGGTAACGACAGCGGTAGTGGCCGCCGTAGTAAGCCGGTGGCCGCGTTCGTAATGATAAGACTGCGCAGGGCGAAAGGCCATGATATGCTCCTTAAGAGGGTTGGAGGCCGATTTCGCGGCCTCCAAACTTTATCAAGTCCGGGCGACTGCCGTGCCGATGAACGTAGTCGGCGCATTGTGCGGTTTGCCGAGGATGGCGTAGATCGACACATCGGCAGCGGTGCCGGTGGTGCCCGTAATCGAAACGCCAACGTAGCGCTTGCCGCCGAGGTAGCCAATCGCGCCCGCTACTGCATCATCAGCCGTATCCGAGGTGACCGCGATAGTCGCGGCGCCGCCGACAGTATCACCAACAGCAACGGTGGTCGCAGCCGCATCGGTAGTATCGGCACTTTCCTGCAACGTGGCGGTGAAGCCCGAGGCGGTGCCAGCGTCCGTCACAGTGTTGTTCACCATAACGATCGTGCAGCCATCGAAGCCACGCAGGTCTACGTAGGACGAGGTGTCGGGAGTGGCCCCGGACAATGTAATATTGCCGAGGTGCACCATTTGGGAGGTAGAGATCAGGTCGCGCATGATTTACTCCTTACGCGTTGGTGTTTCGCCGGAGGCAGGATCACCCCCGGCGGTAGTTATCAGGCGGTGAACTCGATCAGCTTGAGGGCCTCGAAATTCACAACGTCGCCGCCGACTCGTTTCGTGGTGTAGAAAAGCACGTGAGGTTTGGCGGTGAAGGGATCGCGGAGCACGCGGATGCCGGTCCGCTCAACGATTTGGTAGGCCGCGGCCATGTCACCGACTGCGATCGACAGGCTGTCGGTGGCGGGGTCGGGCATATCCTCGAACGAAGCCAGCGGGTAGCCGAGAACTGTCGACGGCTGCCCCACTCCAATGCCCGGCGCCCAAAGATAAGCGCCGTTGCTGTCTTTCAGTTTCCGTAGCAGCGTCAACGTGGTGCGGTTCATAAACCACGTAGCGTTGGCGCGATACTGGGCCTTGAGGCCGTAAAGCGCGCTGATCAACACGTCGCCGCCGCTAGGCGCCGCCGCAAACGCGCCATTGACACCAGTATCAAACCGCTCGAGCGTGCCGGGCAGCGTGGTGCCCGATGCGTAGGTCAGGAAGCCTCGGGGTTTGTTGGTGCCGTCACCAGTGACGAAGGCAGTAGCTTCCGCCCGCGCAAACCGATCGGCAACCTTGTTCGCCAACCAAGCTTCGATGTCGATCGACGCATCGTCGAGAAGTTTTTGGGTGGCTTTCGGCATGGCGCTCAGCTCGTGCACCGGAATGCGCCATTGGCCGAATTGCGGCGTAGTGGTTGCGGAACGCGCGCCAGTTTCGCCCACCCATTCATACCCAGCCTCGCCGAGATCATACATGCCTTCAAGGGCGTCGGTGCTGATCACCTGCACAGAGGCGTAGGCGCGCATCGGCGAAGTCTCGAATACTTTTTTGACTATGCGGCCCGAGGTATCGGGGGTCACGACAAAGCCACCATCGGGGTCGGAACCAACCGAGAGCGCCTTCATTTCCTCGGCGCCCATGATCTGGTCGCCTTTGCGCAGATACGAGCCGAACTGCGCCTTATAACCAGCGAGTTCCTTCGCCCCGAAATCGCTGGCACGAGTGCCACGGCGGCGGGCAGTCTGATCGGCCCATTCGAGCGCTTTCCGGTCAAGGTCAGCCTCGTCGATCGGCTGCCCATCGAGCGTGATGGATTTCCGGCGATTTGCGGTGTAGAGGGCGTCAATCAGTTCCTGCTTCTTCGACATCTCGGCGTCGATCTTCGCGAGCTTTTCCTCGAGAAGCGGGTCAACGGCGCCTTTGATCTCTTTCTTCACCATTTCGGCCATAGTGGCTTTGTAGGCCTCGTGGTCCGACTTGATCCCCGCGACGGCAGCCGTAACTGCCGCGAGGTCGATGTTTTCACCAGCCATTTAACGTCTCCTTAAGTTGCTGAATTTCCTTCATCAGCGTTTCCAACTGTTTTTTGCCCTCGGCGTCAACCTCGCGTTGATCTGAACTCAGGCGGCGCTTTGCCTCGTCGAAGCCGTAGAGGGCTACGAGTTTAGCGAAATTGCCGGGCACCCCAGCTTTGTGGAGGAGTTGCTCGACTTCCCGAGGCCCCTGGAGCTGCTTCACGTCAGTCACCAAGGCCTCGGTATTCATAGGGAAGGTCACGACTGATACTTCCCATAAAGTGGCTTTCAGGATGCGGCGAACGGTTTCGCCGTTAAGCTCCTGGAAATCGTAGTCTTCCGTCTTGTAGCCGATGGAAAGGCCATCGACGGCGCCGCCATGAAGCAGGGCGTAGACTTCTTTTCCATAGATACTGTCAAGCAGCAGTTTCCCCTCGACCTTCAATCCGTGCTCGTCTTTCGTCATTTTCTGCCAGACGCCGCAGGGTTGGTTAGGGTTGTGCTGCCAGAGCATCTTCGGCTTTCGCATACCCTCGTTGAAGGACGCGTCAAATGCAGTCGGCATGACAATATCCTTGCCCTGATCGACTACGTTGAAGACCGAAGCGTAACCCGAGAAGGTGCCATCTTGCGCCGCAACCTCGAGAGAAAGAGAGAAGTCTTTGTATTCCATGATCGCCTCACTCGAAGGATTGAACGCAGCGGCAGTTGATAACGTTTCCGGCGGAGCCATTCGGATCACCGGGGAAGTAAAGAGCCTCGACCCCGCCGAACAGCGTAGGCACGAGGAAAGAGTGGTTTAGCGGCACCGAGTCGCCGTGCATAACGCGGTGGTTGAATTGGCTGATCTTTCCAGAAAGGCCGAAGTCGCGGGTGCGATCGTCGTGGACTGAGTGCCAAGTCTTTTTCGTCAGGTGCCCCACGGCCTCGGCGGCCCGCTGACCGGCGTATTGCGTCGCAGCGTGGATTTCAGTTCGCGTGATTAACAACCCGCGGAGATCGGCGATGCCGGGGAGCTTGTCGAGGACGGTTTGCATCACAGTAGACTGCGCTTCACCACGCCGCAGGCCGCCGGAGATCAGCGCTTGGATTTGCTGCTCGGTGGTGTAGTTAATCTGCAACGCAGTTTGGCGCCCGCGCGAAGTAAAGAACTCGTGGATGATGCGCTGAATAACGGCTGTTTCTTCTGATTTCTTTTCGGCGTGGGTGGTAAAGACAAGTTGCGTGGCTTGCGTAATGGCGTGTGCCCAAAGAGCCTCCAGCGCCGCCACAACACGCTGTTGTTCTATCTGCGGCAGGGCCGTGGAGGAACTACCCTGCCGCAGAGACTCGACCAGCGAACTCATGCCTGCCATCAAGGAAGCCGCCAACCCAGGAGCGAAGTCGGCTTCCAGCACCAGTTGCAGATCAAGGCTTTGCTCAACGAACGGTGCCATAGGCGGCTCCCTTCAATGCGTCGTTGAGCGTTTGTTCGGGATCGGCGCCTTTCGAGCGCCTGATATCGACCATCAAGGTAGAGCCGAGTGGGTCGGGCATCGGCGGCAACCCTTTAAGCTGCCGACTTTCGTTCAGAGTCAGGTCGTCGGAGTTGTCCGCGATCTCCCACATCTTGTAGCGCTTCTCGGCGATTGCCTCGATCGAAGCGAGGTCGGGGTGAATTTCCACGTCCCCGAACTGCGGGCTGAGCCAAGCGTTAAGCTGGTCGAGCATGTAATCGACGAGCGGAAGGATGGTGTCCTCGTAGAAGCCGAGACGCGCCTCGCGGTAGTTAGCGAAGGTGTTGTCGCCGGGGATGTTTAGGAGGAGGGGCGGAACGCCGAAAGTCAGGGCGATGTTACGTGCGGCGGCGTCGGAGGTCCGCCCCGTCTGCATATCCTCCGGCGACAGTCCCATCGGTTTCCAGTCGAGCCCACCTTCGAGGAGCATCGGGCGCCCTGCGTTTTTCGCGCCGCTGTATTGGTTCTCGATCTCCGCCTTGAGGCGGTTGAACTCATCGTCCGAAAGGGCAGTATCCCCGTCGTAAATGAGGGCGCCGGAAGGTCTGGCACTGTTCTGCAGCAGTGCCTGCGTCCACGCCATCGCCTCGTTATGCTGGTCGATGGACATGGCGCCAGCGATGATGGGGGAGAAGCCATACCAGTCATTCGAGGGGTGGAATAGTTTCGTGTGGCAGATATCGCTGGCGCCTGTTGTTTCGTCAACGGAGAAAAAGACTTTGTTCCCCGCGACAGTGTATTCGTAACCACGGGGAAGCCCGGCGGCGCTCGGCAGAATCGTCATGCGGTCAGGGCGGAGGGTCCAAAGTTCGCGCGGCGCTCCAGTGCCGTGGACTTTTTCGTCATAGCTGTTTCCCCAGATGTGGAGATAACTGACGCGAGTGCGCCACCAAGCATTGCCGGACTGCTGCGTATTCGGTCGATTGATGAGGTCGAGGTATTTATGCCCCTTCAACTTTTTGTCGCCGCGCCACGCTTCCCACTGGATGTGAGAAATCGCGGCGGCGATGCGGTTAATCGCAGAGAAGGCAATGACGTTAAGCTCGTAGCTTTCTCGCGACAGCTTCAGGGGATCGCCCGTGCGCCAAACAGCCGCCGAGGGGCCGACTTGAAGTGCGAGTGCCCGACTGGCTTTTGTTTCAACGCGGGAGAAAAAGGGGAATTTCATATCACACGCAGCCTCGGTTTCGCGCGAGCGCGGATCAGGGGTTCGACGGCGTAACGGATCGAGTCGATGCCGTGGTTATTGGCGTCCACGAAAACGGGGAGAATATCTTTCGTCAGGCGGTCAACTTTGTAGGAGTGAGTCATGAACTCTTTGTAGATGTTCGGGCAGTCCTCGTGGATCATGATCCGGCGGAAGGATTTGAGGAAGGCGATGCCGTCTTCGACTGAACCGGGGCCTTTGCGCGCCGCAGTGATGCGGGGGAGGCCTGTCCGCGAAAGATAGCTGATGCTTTCCGGGCGAGCGGAGTCAGCGCGGATAACGTGAAACGGGGCCTGCGGGATTTCCGTGGCAAGCGCTTGCGCGGTGTCGTCAAGTTCAAGCTTCTTGCGGTAAAGCTCCCGCCGAACGTAGAGAATATCGTCGTTAATGTAGACCTGCGAGGCCGCCGTAGGGTCTTCCGCGAAACCGAAATCGAGGCCGTGATACGGCCCGTTCCAACTCGGTTCAGGTTCGAACTTCCCGAGTTCAAACTTGTCTTTGAAAACAAGGGCATCGCTGATGATGAGGAAGTCGCCGTCCCAGACGTGGCCGTAGGTATCGGGCCGATCTTTAAGGTCGTTCAGGCGGACTGCGTCCAACGTGGAGGGGAACCAGGGGTTGTCTTGCCAGTTAAGCTGAACAATCTTCGAATCCGAGGGAGGATTTTTGCGGAAACGCTTGTGCGTGGCGGAGTTTTCGTTGCCGGGGTTCCACGTGACCCAGAGTTCTGACTGCCAGCCGGGACCCTCGTCGCGCAGCGTGGGGATGAGGAACTGCCAAGCCGTCTCACTCACATCCTCGGCCTCATCAACCCAGGCGATGAGGATGCGAGCCTTCGATTTGACGGCTGCGACGTTGTGACGAAGCCCTGAGAAAGCGTAACGGATGCGCCCGTCGCGTGAGCGGATGAATTTTTCGCCCACTTCGTAGTATGCGGCAAGCCAGGGCACTTCCGCAATGACCTGCTTTACCTCCTCCATTGAGCTTTCTTCAAGGGTGACGAGGTGTTCGCGGGCGCAAAGAATGATGCCGGAAACGCCCGCGCGGCCCAACCTGTAGCCCGCGATGGCAGACATTTTGGCGAAACTGCGCGTTTTGGCTGAGCCGCGACCGCCGAATGCTCCCCGAACCCGCGCGGGGCCTTGGAATACTGGGATCAGCTTCGGGGGGAGTTCAATCTGAACTGCGGTCACTCGGGAACACCAGTTCGATCATCGTGGGTAAGTCGTCAGGGCGCTCGGCGCCATTCGAGCGGTCGAGAAGCTCGGTGACGACCTTCAGCAGTTCGTTGTTGGTGAATTTCGCCGGGTTGTCCTCAAAACGATCACGCAGTTCGATCAGCGCGTCGCGCGACATTCCCGCCATATGCTCGAGAACGGTCGAGAACTCCCGCTTTACCTCGTCGCGGTAGAGACCGAGCAAGTCCTGAAAGGCGGGCGAGTTCTTGAGGATCGAGACCCGCGAGATGTCATAGCCCACGATCATCGCGGCCTCTCCCTCGGGCGTTCCGGCGGCGAGAAGGCGGGCGAGGGCGTGATGCCTATCAGTGATCTTCTTGATTGGCGCCGGAACACTCGAGGCCGGCAGCGCCAGCATCGCAATATCCGCCTCGGTCAGTTCCCGCACTACCTCATACTCAACCGGAACCGCGGGCCGCCCTGGCCCTGCGAGGTTATCTATATTGAGATTGAGCATGTATGGTGCCTCGTCCACTTTCCGACCTGGCCACACTTTACCACAGCCGGGCCGCCGGGTCAAGGCCCTTCGCGCGGCGCCCATACCTCCACCATACCGAGAAAGTAAGGAAAAAGAAAAAGTGGATATGGATAAAATATGGCTAGGAAACTAACCCCCACATGAGGGAGGGCCGCCGCCACGCAATCGACTCGCCCGGATTTTTCGCCGGGCGAGTCAGTTGTGATCACATGCTAGATTGCAAGATCCGGCATGGCGGCGTCAAACTCGTCATCATCGGCCTTCGCCTTGATGGCAAGCGGTTCAACAGTCGCGGCGTGGGCGGTGGCCCACGCAAGAAGGTGCGCGGTCCGGGCAGGCTGGTCGTCCGAAGGAATGGCCTTGTAAGACTTGGCCAAGGCGGGCGCCTTGCCCTTCTGCATCAACTTGCGGGCAATGGTGATGCGGTAGGCGTCGAGTGGATCAGCGCTTGCGCTTGCGGCGCCTCGCGTGCGAATGACTCCCGTTTTGGCGGCCTCGAGGCGCGCGTTCATGGCGGCAAGCGCGTCAAACTCAACGCCCGCGTCACGGGCGATCTTCGCGGCCGAGTTGACGTTGTCTTGGAACCAGCGGCGCACGCCATAGGCGAAGATAGACTCGAGCGCTTCTGCGGCGAAGTCAGCCGGGGTCACGTCAAGGGCGACGTTCTGCGCGGTGACGGTAAGCGAAAGGTTAGCGGGGAAGGAATAGGATTTAGACATGGTAGGCTCCATTGTATGCCGGGCGTGGTAGCCGGGCGAAAGGGGGTGCGCACAATTGCGGTCCCTTCCCATTGAATATAATGGCGCCGCCGGGATGTTCAAGGGGCTCGGTGGAAATAATTGCGTCCGGGGGCGGATTATTTGTTGGCGCCACCGGGCGCGTGGGAGGCACCGTGGGCGGCAAGGTCGCGCGGGGGGTGCAACCATACATGACGGTATCGACTAGCGGCATGGGTGACGAAATTCGTTTTTTGGGTAACTCGGGCTGACCTATTTCTGGTGAGTCGTGCTGCCGAAAAGGGCAAAACGAATGTCAAGTGGAAAGATAGGTCAATACCGGTGACCAACTCGCCGCAAGTGCGATGCTGCAGTGCGGCAAGGCCAAACACATGCCGAGTCGGGAATGTGTTGCCGCATTACAACCCGACTGTGCCAAAAACCACACAACCCGAGGCCGTAAACTTTCGGTCGATGTGACCCCGCTGCAACAGCTTGTGGCGATAATGAGCTTTCCCGGAATACCAGCTTTCAACTTACGAGTCCCGTCAGCGGAGTCAGGCGCCGTCAGCGGAGTCTGGAAGCGGTCGGGGATGCAATCGGTATTGCTCGGTAAGGTGGTAGGGGAGCCGGGGGTTCTGGGAAGAGCGATTTGTGGCATGTGTTCCGGCGCCGAAGATATGGCTTGTCCCAAAAGGGGTATGACCATACCAACTCGGGATTGTTTAAACACCTGACGAATAGTTGCGGAAGAAGGAGACGTGGATACCATCCTCCCCCTTATCCCTTCCTTTCCCGTCTGATCTGCCTTTTTTCTTATTAGTTAAAAATTTTTTTTTTTTAAGAAAGTAGGGCTGGCGAAAGTATGGCTCATCGCAGCCGGAAAGGTATGTCGATTTCGGGTTTTTGTAGATACCCCGACGACCCCAACGCCTTATCGAGCAATAACGATTGGATACCCCACATACCCCCACGGTCCGACTCCACGCCACCCTTGCGCCATACCCCGGAATGTGGTAATATGGCGGTAACGGGGGAGCTATGTCCCCCGTTATAACATGGAGTAAATACGATGAAAGTTATCGTTTCTCAGCCTTTCGCCCCCGAAGTTTCGTTCGACTGCTTCGACGGGTGGCGCGCGGACCAGATGCAACAGCGGGTGACGCGCGTTCTTACTGTTTGGTCGAACATCACCGGCCTGAATTGGCGCAACGTGGTGACTGAGGCGACGAATGGCGAAGATGAGATGATCGTGGTGGAAAGCCCCATCGCCAACCGCCCAGACGTGACGATGACGTGGAAGGCGCCGAAATGAAACTGGAATTGATCGGGCGAGTCGTTCGTCCCCTCGGCACTTGCGGATGGTCGCCGAAAGCCTGGCAGGCGGCGTATGTCGCCAGAAACGAAACCCCCGAAACCGCCTTTCTCAGGGCGAACCCCAATTGGTCAACGGAGGACCTGAAATGACCAAAGCAACAGAAATCGAATACCTGATCGAGGCCTATCAAGGCTACCACGAAGTCAGCCGCGAAAAGGCGAAGATGATGATCGCAGACGCCTCGAAGGACGAACGTCTCGAAGTGTATCTGGAATGGAACGGCATCATCGGCTGGTCCCGCCAAATCCTTTCGATCCTGGAGGCCGCCGAATGACCCCCAGGACCTTCGCGGACGAGATGGAAGAAATAACCGATCTGGCCGAAATCTTCGAGATCGGAACGAGGCCGGAGAAGGCCAGCGTAACGAACTGGAAGCGCCGAAATGCCTACAAAACCCAGACAGAAATCCACCGCATAACGCGCGGTTACAGCCTTCCGCCCGGTTGCCACGAGCTTTGACGAAACGCCTTCGGGCGTCCGGAGGATTGACATTCCTTCGCCGATGAGTCTGTCAAATGGAGAAATACGATGAAGCTGGAACTGAATAATATGCTTTTTAACCTCGAGTCGTGCGGGAAGGATACCTTCCGGCTGCATTTCGATGATGAAGATACGGAGGCGGCGGATAGGTCCGATTTGCTTGAGGCGCTGGCCGCGATGCTCGGGGCCGCGATCTTGACGACGCCTGAGTATGTCAGACCGGTCACCGTCGAGTGCACGGTTTACGCCGCTGCTCGTGCCGTAGCTGCCGCGCCAGGCTTGGCCGATCCCGCCGAGCTTTTCGCACTTTTCGGTAAAACCCTCGATGATGAAGAAATGGCGACCTTCCTGGCGCACGCTATTCAGTGGGGCGACGTCGAAACCGAGCTTCCGAACAAGCGGCTTGCCCTCGCCGTCGCGGAGTCGTTCGGCCCCGAAATGGCCCAGCTCCTCTACCGCTTCGCCGTTCTTGTGACGAAGCTGGCGTGACGAAACGGGCGTCCGCGCCCGTCTCGGGAATTGGGCAATACCCGACTGATGAGTCTCGCCCATTTGGAGGATACGATGGAACTTCATACCATACAGCTTGTTGTGGACGAATGCGCGAGTATACTTTCTGACAAGGGGTATCAAGTGTTTTCGGTCGAGTTCGATGTGGTGAACAGCCACAAACCGCGCGGCTACTTTTCGCTCAGCGAAAACGGAAAAGGCTTTTCCGATTTCCTCACCTTCGTCGGCGACAACTACGCCGACGAAATGCTCGACTACGCTTGGCAGATGCCGTCGCCCGCCGAGAAGCAAAAGCAGCGTATCCACAAGCAGCTTCTCGCGCTTCTCGAGGCCGCCCGCGAGGCCGAAATGCCGATCGACTTTCTCAACCCCCTGACGGCGATGGCCGAGCGGCTCGCGTCGAACGCCCTCGAGGGGCCGAAAGGTTACTACACAGCGCCTGCCGAACGCGGCGACGAAATCCCCTTCTGAGGAATAACCATGACCGACGCCGAACTCAAACTTCTGCAGGGGGCGCTTCGGCGCCCCATCATGCAGTTCGAAAACGCCACCGATGCCGCGATCAGCATCTCGATCGCCATCGCGGACTCACGCGGGAACTTCAACCGCGCAGCCTTTCTGATAGGCTGCGGGTTTGACCCCAGAAGCAAAGCCGTTCTGGCGGCGCGCGAAGAGAAGAGGTTGTAGATGGGCAATACGAAAAACTACCCGAAAATCCAGACGAGGTTCTTTACGCTGCAGGTGAAGTTAATCTACAACACCAGCTGGGAACAAGAAGCTTGCCATCATTGCGGCTATGTCAGTTTTCCCCGCGCCCTTCTGCCGTATCTGAAGATTGATGAAATCAATTGCCATGGCGGCGTGACATTCGACGAAGCGGGCAAAGAAAATCCCCCACTTCACACTATCGGTTTCGATTGCGCACATTCGCAAGACAGCCGAACCCCTGGCGATCTCAGCTGGAAAGACTACTTCTACGCAGAGGCAGAATGCCGCAGCATCGCCCAACAACTCTGGGAACAGATCGACAATTACGGAGCCGAAAATGCTTAACTGGAAAACCCGCAACCCCGAAGCCCTCGGCCTGATCCCGCTCTTTCTCTCCGAGAACGATCCGCGCCCCGCGAAAGAACAGCTTCACGAAAACTATCTTCATGGGGGCGGCTGGCGCCCGTTCGAGGGATTTATTCTCGGTTTCTTCAACCTATCTGGCGCCGCATTTCTCGACTACCCCGGTGATCTACCAATGCGCGAGGTTGGCCGC